GGCGTCCCATGTAAGCTGAGATACCGATGAGAAAGTGGAACACAATGAGTTGATATGGTCCACCGTTATACAACCACTCGTCGATGGTTGCAGCTTCCCAGATTGGGTAGAAGTGAAGACCGATTGCGTTAGAGGATGGGACGATTGCTCCAGATATGATGTTGTTTCCGTACAGGAATGATCCTGCAACTGGTTCTCTGATTCCATCAATATCTACGGGAGGTGCAGCGATAAACGCAATTATGAAACAAGTGACTGCTGTTAGCAAGCAAGGGATCATTAATACTCCAAACCAACCGACATATAAACGGTTGTTTGTAGATGTAACCCACTCACAAAACTCAGGCCAGCCTGTTAAGGAACTTCGTTCCCTAACGTCTATAGCAGTAGCCATTTTAATAATATAAGGACGTTTGTTAGCCTTTCAACAAAAGGCTTAATATAACTATACAATTAATAATTCAATCGGCAGGATTTACACCATTTGCAAAACCAGACCATGCTAATCCTATCGCTTCTATTGTTGATGTTTCTGTTGATTTATAAGGCATATGTACAACATCTCCTGCATGATATGTAGCTGGTTGACCACTAAGTTGAACTTCACTATCTCCAAATTTTCTTACATTTCTTTGCTCTTCAGAATAAATAAAATTCGTATCAACAATATCTCCAAATTTAGGTTCAGTCATGTCGTAGGAGTTCCTCCTTGTGCTGGTGTATATGCTCTTCCAGTTTTATCATACATAGTGAAATTTTGTAGTCTTACAAAAGTAGAAGGAATGTTAAATAGTTTTTGCATCATTTGAACCATCATTGGTGATTGACAATTAAATGGAGGTATATCCATATAAGACAATCCATATCTGTTTATATTCGCAGCAGCTCCTTGTTGATCTTTTTCAACTTGATCGACAAGTTTTTGTTCCCATGCAACAATATCTTTTATTTCAACAGGTATATCGGATGGTTCTGGAGGAAAAACACCTTCTTCATATTTCATTGAATAAATATGTTTGCAATATCTAAACTCATCAAGAGTAGGACTCCATCTGTCAGTCAAAGATGTAATGACATTATCTTTTGCTTTATAATCTTCAAAGTCAGGTAAGCCTTCAGATCTTGCACCTGGAAGAGAAGGATCAGCTCCACTTCTTAGATATACACCACCAAAGTCACTAAATACACCTGGGTTATCTCTAGTAGCTCCTAATACCGTACTACTTGTAGCTGCAGTTGTTGGAGGTATTTCATATTCAACAGCAGGAGCAACAATTTCTAATTGCCTGTTAGTTAAAGCATTAGTCATTGCTTGGTTAGCAACTTTACCTGCTTCCGTCATAACTTCGTAACGTCCAGGTTTTAGTGTTGCTACTCCTGTTTTTGGAAATCTTGGACCTGACCTTTGACCCAAGGATGATATATAAGCGTATTGACGACGAGTAAAATCCTGACAAGTGCAATAGTACCGAGTACCTGTCATAAAATAACGACCTACATTTGGAGGTCTAGTTGCTGGTGTAACTAATATTTGGTCAGGAGTTGCTTCAACAGAACCACGTTTTCTAAGTTTTAATAAACCTGTGTTTGGATTAACATCAGCTAAAACTGCTTGTACATAACCATATCTAGTTTGTGTATTTGGATTAATTGTTCCTCTATTAATAGGAACTCCTTCAGGTTCAATAATTCGATCTTCTATTACCTCACCATTTGTAGGTTTAATTCCATCTGTACCTGCAATAGGAATAAATAAAGGAGCTGGAAGAGGATTAGTTGAACTCCAAGTTCCTGCAAGTTGTACATACCAGAATTCATTATCTTCTGTTACTGAAGCAATAGATGCTCGAACATTACTACTATCTAAGACATTATCAAATCGAAGACTACCTGCTACACGTACACCTGCCCAATGAACTCCTAATTCTTTATTCTTTGTAGGAAAACCTCTAAATACACCTGGAATAGCAGGAGCGTTTCCAGAGGCTCCAGGAACGCCTGTAGGAAGCGGAATACGATACTTAAAGGGATAATCAAATGAGTTGTGATATAACGATGCTGTAGCTAATTCAAAGCCTCTTCTCCATCGTGCCCAACATGATTCTCTATTAACTGTATATAACGACTCAGGACTACTTCCTCCAAATTCGTTTTTTATAGGTTTAAATTTATAAGCATTATTTTTAAATTTTTTATCGAAAGTAGAAAAGCTTCCGAACCCTGAAGCCATTAGAAGAAGCCGCCTTGAGCAGTTACGTTAGCACCAGGAGCATATCCAGCTGAATTATTTCCTTCTGCATAAACACCCACATATAAACGATCACCACGTTCTAAATAAATACCTCTATTTCTTACAGGTAATCCTGCTCTTGTATCTCCAGTAGATGAAGCATATGAGGAATGAATGCCTGGAGTAGCAAGATGTGGCATTACATCTGAACAATCACAAACCGTAGTTTCAGCAGGTACTGTTTTTGAGAAAAGAATATTGTAATCACCAGATGCAGGAATAGGTGTTGTAGTTCCTCTTGTTTGATAGAAAACAAAAGTTACTTCAGGTTGTTTACCACGTACAAGACCTAAATCTGTATATCCAGTTGTTGTAGCTGTATTAGTAAAATCGAAAGCACTAATTAAACCTGTTACAGGAGTTGATCCAATAAATTTATAATATTTATTACCTGCGTTTTTAACAGCTGTAACTGCAGATTGTTGAGAATCTTTAGCATAAATAATTTGTCCACTAACAAAAGAAGAAGCTGTTCCTGATGTAGTGGAATCTAATACGTAATCATTACCTCTATACTTATCATTTCTAGTAATTTGTATTGAATCAATTACTCCTCCATTATTATTATCTTCACTTAAAGCTGCATCCATATCAACAAGGATGGAAGGAGCTTGTCCACCTTGAACAAATAAAGTATTACTTGATTCTTGACCAACTGTCTGAGTCGTTACTCTAACTGAGTCAAATAGTGGACGATCAACTAATAGGGGTTGTTTATTAGTAGAGGTTGATGACACTTTTATTCACACTAATTTTCTTTAATTATAGGCTCTATAAATGTTTTCTTATAAATTGTATTTCTGCGTCTCTTCCTTCTTCAATAATATGATCGTTTTCTTCTTGTTCTTTTTTACTTAAAGAATCATGTAAGATATTATTCCATTTTCCTTGTCCTGCTAATTTCATTACTTAAATCTCATATTAGTTAAAACAAAATCAGGAGAACCTTTTTTAATTTCATCTTCTATAAGTTTTTCAGGATTATTTCTCATTGACATAAATTGACCAAACATATCAATTGGATCTCGTTTAAATTTTGAAGCATAACCTCTATTTATTGCCCATGTTCCTCCTGGATTATAAACTCTACCTGCTTGTATATAATCTCCAGGTAATTTTGCATTGAAAACGTCTGTTAAACCATCTGGGGACCAACCTGAACCTAAATAACTAGAAAAAGTAGCCATGATTTATCTCCAACTTTCTGCTAATACCATTCTAGATCCTACTGCTGTATCAGCTGGACCTGGTAATGATTGAATAAATTCTGCTCCAGATCTATCGTATCTATATCTTGCTTGTTCTGGATCTTTAAAATTAGGTACATACAAAATAGCAGCAAGTCTATTTGTTTCATAAAGATAAATATCATCCCAAACTTTTAAGGCTTCTTTAGCATTACTTGATCTAATTGTTCTATCAACGTCACCAGCAATACTTTCTAAACGTGTTGATGGAGAAGTTGCTACTTCAGTTTTCTTTTCAGCGGTATCACAACGTCCAATTTGAAGAGCAATCTTGTCATAAAAATAAGAATCTGGAACAGTATTCATTGCTTCTTCCAATCTGGCATAATCACCAGCTGGAACAGAAACAGTAAAATAGCCCAGGTGATACCTGACCCTACTTTTATCAAAGTCAGATAATTGCACTCATTTTCTCATTAAACTTATCTTTTATTTTAATCCTAATAACTTTTCTTTGTTCCTTTCTTTGCAGTTGTTTTTTTAGTTCCTTTTTTAGGTGGTCTACCTACTTTTGAACCATATGTTCCAGGACCTTGAGGAGCCATAATAAAAAAATCTCTTTTTATATTATACTCTTATCAAATCAGCTGCAATAACAGAATCCCAATCAACTCTTTTTATTTGTCTTAATTGTTCTAAATTTGCAAACTTTTCACCTGATAATGACATTTGAAGATCTTTAATTTCACGAGCAGTTTTAAGACCAATTCCTTTAATATGATCAGCAATCATTTGTGCTGTAGCTCCATTAATATTTAATCTCATATCAGGAGGAAAATCACGAGGTTCCTCTTTAGCAGCCTTATCTTTTATTTGTAATGTTTTTACTTTCTTAGTTCCTTCAGGATCAGTTTCTAATTCATTTTTTTGTGCATAAAAAATGCGACTGTCCTGGTCTTCTACCATAAAACAGTCGCCATTGTCTAATTCACTTATAACTTTAACTCTTGCACCCGTTTTCTTATGTTTAAAAAGAGTTGTCATTAGGACCAGAATTTTACTTTCTGATCCTAGTTTAACTCAAAAATTAAGAAACAGTACGGTTAGCTAAGTACTGCTCAATATCAGCATAACCAGGAGCATCATCTTGCTGAAGGTAGCAAACTTCAACAACAATGTATCCTTTCTTACCAGCATCTGCATCTGCATCAGAGATGTAAACTCCGTCTACAGCTGAAGTAGCATTAGCACCATCTTTGGTGAATACTTTCCAAGTTGTATCAGCAGCTACTTGATAGTGAGAAGTTGAATCTTCTAGAGCACCACCTGTTGCTGTACCACTTGCATAGTAAATAGGAGCTGTACTTACGTTAGATGAACCACCTGCAAAGAAGATAGCATTTGAGCCACCATCAGTTGTTCCATCCACAGTAGAAGCAATGTTTGCTTGAGCACAAGCTTCAGCAACTACTGTATTGTTTGTTGGGTTTCCACCGTTGCTACGTCCGAAAGAAATAACGTTTCCAGTATCTGTATAAACACCAGATGCAACACGTCCATCATCCCAACCAGATGCTACGGAAGCAGCAGCACGATATACATAAGCAGGATTAGAAGCAGAACCTCCTACAACCATACCTGTAATATCTGTACGTGTATCGTCATTTCTATAAGGAGAAGGGACGATAACGTCAGAAGCGTTCCATTTAGCACCGACTTTACCAGTTACTTCAGCATAACCACGTTGTTGGAAATACTTCCATCCTGGTACAGCTAGAACAGCAGTAGGACCACCAGCAGATGAATCGTTTGTGCTGTTATCAGTTGTATCAATATTTTTATACCAACCGTTTAGAGGCTCTGCCCAGTTTCCTGGAAAGATTTTTTTAGAAGACAAATAAGCCATTTATTTCTCCAAAATTGTATCGTTAATTATCAAATAAGCAGTGAATTTAAGCGTCAGGAACGAAGCTAAATCCTGTAGTTACGAAATCTTTATTAAGGATCTCAAACCCAGCGTACAACTGCCAAATCAGTATTATAAATCTGCTAAAGTCATCATTATTATTAATAAGAACTTGTGCATTAGGTCCACCAATTCCAACACCAATTGCTTGAGGTCCGAAGAAGTATCCTTGAGCAACTTCTCTTGAAGCATATGCACCACCAGCGTTATAGGAGGAAGTGATACTCTTAGTTGGGAAGTTTGTAGACTCGAAGAACTTGACACCTTCAAACTGTACACCTGTTGGCATTACAGGCTCACCAGCAAGGAAGAAAGCTTGTCCAGCTTGAGGTCCTTGATAGAAGCTTGCATTGTTAGGAACCATAGGGTTGCCCATATACATGCCTTGTCCAGGAGCACCTGCATAACGTGCGATTTCTCTGAAGTCAGAGTCACGACGTAAGTGCATCATGAATGTTGGATCACAAATGCAACGATATAGACCGTCTGCATATGTAGGAACGTTACGCTTACGTAAATCCTTAACAACACTTAGCAAGTCAGTTTTAACTGAGAATTGTTGCTTAGTATTTGTAATTTCAGTAGCAGAATAAGAAATACGTCCAGAAGCATCCTTAGTCTTTCCATCTGCGAAATAATATCCACCTTGGCTAGTAGAAGCAGCACCATTGGCTTCTGCTTTAGCTAGTTCATCAATGAATACTCTGTCTCTCCAACGTCTGTAGTCATCCAAAAGGGTCAAACTACCTATTGACTGATGGAACATATTAAGGTTCCCTGTGTCAAGTAGTAGACGTTGAGCTGTTACAAGAGTTTCTCTTGCAATTTTAAAAGTACTTGCTTGAGTAGTATCACCAGGATCTGCAGGACCTGTGTACTCTTTAAGTACAACAAGTACCTTTTCCTTTGTGATATTACGGCTATTAGCAGTACCAATAGTTTGATCAGCTACACGCTCACGGCTGTCCTTTGTACCAGGAGCACCCCAGAACTTGTAACGATCTAGCTGAACAGTTTGTCCAGGCTGGCGAGTGAAGTCGTGTACCACTACTGGTTCGACTGCCATCTCTGCGATATAACCAGGATGAGGTCTGTAAAGCTCGGCCCCTAAAATTTTGGGGAAATCATTATCAATAAACACTTGGTTTTATACCTCCAATGTCTGAAGTTTTAATTAACGGGCGAAAGAGTCAGACATGAGCATGCCTTATCTAACTTAGTATTTTAACAGTGAGTAATTTATTACTTATTAGTAAACTACTAGCACCTTAATTAGTACTAGTAGTTAATAAGTATTACTCCATTACAAACAATTTATTTTGTACTGTTTGTGGCTGTGCTTGGTTTAATACTTTCCAAGCATTCTGAGGGTCACGAGCCATTTGCTCATTAAAACTTCCCCAGAAATTTTCTGGCTGTTGTGGTGGAGCAGCTGCAGGAGGTGCTGGGAAATTTTGACCAGGCTGTGCCAACGCATTTGCACCTTGAGTAGCAGGTGCTGTTGGGTATCCTCTTGTCTCTAATTGTTGCTCGTTTTCATACACAGGATGAGGACCTTCTGGACCGAAGAACTTCAATGTGTAATCACTAAGAACATCAGGGTTTGTAAGAATTTCGTTATAAGCTAAATTCTCTTGATGCTCATTTACAGAAAACTTTGCATATCCTTTTATAGTATCTGCTGCTTTATTACCCCATTCAACTGCGTTGTCTAGCATCCCTTCGAGGTTTACTGCGTACTGGTTTAGTACTGCTGGAGCCTCGATCCCGAATGCGTCCATCACTTGACGGCTTTCGTTGCTCATCCCTACCACTGCCTGAATCTGATCTAGCTCCTGCGAGGAGAGATTCGATGATGTTTGGGAAGAGTTGGGCGATGAGATCTGGCTGGGAGGCGAGATCTGCGGAGCCGATTGAGGCATAGCTTGGGGACTGGGTTGTCCGTAGTTTGCCTGGGTATACTGTGGTGTCGCTGTCTGCGATTGTTGACCCTGGAACGGGGATTGCACTGGTGCGCTCAGTACTCCTACTACCTTGTTGAACGCCGATTCCCAAGGATTCGACTGCGGCTCCGAGGTCGTCGGGGATTGGGGGGCGTATTGAGTAGGGCTTGATTGGTAGCTGGGGGCTGCCTGAGGTACCGCCTGTGGGAAGCTGGTACCCACTTGATACGGTGTTGGTGCTGCCTGAACCGCCTGTGGAGCTGCTGGAGCTGCCGCCACGTAGCTGTTCGGAGCGACGGCTGCTGGTGCTTGGCTCGTCGGTGGGGTCGATTGGACGGTAGCGTCCTGCATAACTCATCTCCTTTTGAAGTGCCTCTAATGTTCGATACAGATATGGTGTCAGATCGAGACGGGGATCTGCTGCCATAGGTAAGTCGGGTGATTGTGGGTGAGGAGTCTGCATCATTCCCCCCACTAACTTTGCGAATTGAGAGTATGCACTCTGTAATTCGTTCACCATCCTGAATGGGAAACCCGAAAGCATTGCTGCTCTTTCTTCATCCGTCTTGGACGGAAAGAGATATTTCAGTGCTTCTATGCTATCTACCCCTAATTCTTGTAAATTTCTTACAACAATTGAGTTGTTCAAAGTATCTTGAGTTGAGTCCTCATAGACTGGTCCCATCCATCGCCACTGAATAGTGACATCTCCATCAGGAATTAATCCTGTAACCCCTGGTGGTATCTGTTGTGTATGTAAACAAGCTTTTATAATTTGTTTTAATTGAGTATCATACATTCCTTTCGCTTCTTCATATAAAGCTGTATCTTCTTCACTAGCATTATCAGGTAATTCAAGAGGTTTTTCTAATCCTGCAGCAGCAGCTAAACTCTCTTTAAACATATTTTCTTCTTGGAAAATAATTAACTCTAAACAACGAGATAAACCAAAGTCATAAATAGCTTTTGCTTTCTTTTTAGATGTAGCTGCAACACGTCCAAATAATGATTTATATTCTGTAGCTGTTACTCCTGCTGAAATTGAGAGTTCATCAACACCACCTAAAGCAGTACGAATCTCTTCTCGATACTGTCTAGAGAAAGAATTTTGATCTCCAGTAATCGCATCAGGAACGATGTATCCCACACGATCATTAGGTTCTAAATTTGCTATAACTCTCGGTACTCTTATTTGTCCATCAACACCACGGGAAACGGGATCAGATTTATAACGAGAAGAACTTAAGGGTCCTAATCCAACAAAACCTGAGTTGGCTGCAATTGATGGACGCTGCACACTAGCTTCTCCACCTGATTCAACAAGATCTGTTTTTGGTCTAGAGGAAAGTAATGTTGGATTACCAAAGAAAGTGACATTCTTTCTCATGGTTTGCATCATTTCATCATGCGTACAAATATGATTTGCTAAAGCATCAAACTCTCCAGAACCCTCGTGTGAAAAGCCTTTTGGGTTATTAAAAATTTCTACACAAGGAATAAAACCTAATGTATTTTTAAGTTCTTTAGTTTTACCTGGAGCAGAAGGATAAGGAGCATCAAAAGTTATTTCATGTTCTGCATGTGTTTCTGTAATTTCTTTCCTTTTAATTGAAAGTCTTATATATCGTTTTCTACCTTGTTTTTGAGTTGGGTCTTGTCCTGTTAAAGAAGCATCTGCTATAGGTTGTTCTCCACCTAGACCTTTTTTAACTTTATAACTATAGATAATTACTACTTCATCTAATTCTCCATCTAAATTGTAATAAGTTCTATATTCATGTTTACGGAAAAAATATAAACGATAATTTGTATTTGTAGGACGAATATAAAACAATCCTTGCCCATCACATAGATAGTAATCCCAAATTGAGTCTAATCGAGACTCAAGCTGATTATATTTAATTACTCGATCTATAAAATCTTTTCTTTGATTACCAAAGTTATCTTGAGCAGGAAAAAATTCAACTCCTTGACGAATACCAAAAAGCCTCATTTGAGCTAAATGAGAAGCTACAATTCCAGTATCAATTCCAGTTCCTCCATCTCTTTCAAGATAAGAGTCAATTATTTCTTTAAGACGGGCTTTAGCGTCAGTAGCCATTAGTCTTTTTCCTCTTTCCTTTTAATGATTTTAGCAGCTTTGGTTTGTTTCCTAAGATATAGCCATCTCTTAAAATAGAGTAGCTCTTCTTTAGTAAAAAGCTTCGGTTTCTTTATTGCTTGTTTGACCAGCTTTTTAAGTTTCATACAATTACATATTCTCAATTGCATTAATTAAGTCATTTCTGTTTTTAAGATAATTGTCTAGAGCACCTCCTTTTCCTCCTTTATATTTTCCTTTTTCAACTTCATCTAATACTTGTTGATTTTTACCACTAAACCAATCTAAAGGATTTAAAAAATTACTTGTTTGTGTTTGTTGTCCTGCTGGTGCTTGAGCTATTTGATAGCCTACATTTCCTATTGGAAAAGCAGTTCCACTTTGAGGTATTGCTGTTGGTATATTACTTGATTGATTTTGTCCTTCTATTATCTGTTGTAATTCTGCACCACTTGGTTCTCCCCAACCTGTTCCTAAAGGTTGTCCTGTTTCATTAAATTGATTTTCTCTTGCTTTTTGCAAACCTTCAACAGTTACATTACCTTCAGGAGTCAAATAAGGATTTAAATGATGACTAATTAATCCTTGTTGACCACCATAACCAATAGGTACAACAGGTATAGCACTTCCTACCCAACCCATTCCTTGTTCATTACCTAGTCCTGTTGTAAGAGGTGCTCTTATCGTTGCCATTTTTATTACTCAATATATAAATCTATTTTACTCTTCTTGTACTTTGTAACCTTTTGGATCATTTAATTTAGTCAAAATGATTCCAATACCTTTAATATCCCATTCTAAATGATCTCCTCTTTCCCATTGAAGTTCATCTGTAATTTCAGGAGGAAAACTAATACATAAGTCACCAAAAGCATTATCTTCTAATTCCAGTATGTAAGTCATTTTTCTATAAGCTTTTCCATTAGCTTATCAAGCTTATTATGAATTGCTCTAAAGTGATCGTTCATATCTTGTAGTTCCCGAACAAAATCAACTTTTAAAACATATTCCAAAGGCATTCTGTTCACATGTTCCTCCAATGCATTAATACGCATTCGTTGATTTTCTAAATTTTGAATAGAGTCTTTTAGCCGTTCTCGATGTCTATCTAAAACTTTACTTGCTATCCACCCTCCTCCTGTAACAGAAGAAATAATAGCAGTTAATAAAAGTGTCAGATAGTCTGGTCCCACTGGACTAACTCTTTTTCTTTATTCTAAATCAGAAATCTAATTGTAGCGAACCTTTCTTCATTAATCCAGTTACTAACCAAACTAATGCATCAACACAATCATCATGTCCACTAACACCAAAGTTAGTTAATTCTTCAAACATATTTGTAAAGTTTCTATAGCGGTTAAATATAATTTTTCTATCTTCAAACATACCCATAATTCCACGGAATCTAGCTAATTTGTCTCCTCTAAAACCTTTAACTGGATGCCATAATAAATTATATAAGCTTTCTTGATTTAAACAAATACGTTTAAAATCTGCTTCTAATGATGCTTGGTATTGTACAGCTTCAGACCATATATCACATGTAGAATGCGTTGGATAATATAAACCATTTTGATCCATTCCTAATATCGACCAATCATTTAACAGTTCTTTTAATGCATCAAGTTTTTCTAAATTACCCATAACTCGTATGCGTCTGTAATCAATGATATGAATTCGATCTTCGATTCTTCCCCCCAATACCATTACCGTATAATCATTCTTTTCTCTTATTCCTGCTGACAGGTCTACCCCCACTCCTAACGTATCAAATTCAGTTGCTATTTCTGCTTTGACAATCAATTCAGGTGCAAGCGATAATTCATTCTGGCGAACGACTTGATTCATATACTGGAAAGAGAAGGCAATCGGAGATTGCCGTTTTTTTTCTTTTAAATATTCCAGGGACCACATTTCAGGCCAATATGATTTTTCTTCACCTGTTTTAGGATCATTTTGTATTGCAGAAAGGACAATTTGTGTCCAATTATTTTGTTCGTTAAAGGTAGTGGAATGAATATCATCATGTCTAAACCGAGTACCAAGACAAATAGCCCGACCCCCTTCAAACATAGTTGGAGCAATAACTGCATTCCAATTTTCTTGCATTGTTTTACGAATATCAGGATTAGAAATGTCAGCAGCTGATTTGATAGCATCATCTATCATCACGAGATGAGAACGCTTAGAAGTCACAGAACCTTTTAGTCCAGCAGCACATAAAGTAAATTGTTCTTCACCAGTGGTATCTATACCTGCAAATTTATGATCAATTGACCAGTACTCATTACTTGTAACGTTTTTAAGTAGACGTACTTTAGGAAATACTTCTTGGTATCTTTTACTTTCAATAATACGTTTAATCGTTGCTGATTTAGATCGAGCAATATCAACGGTATATGAGAGGTAAAGAACTTGTAATGGAAGACCAGCTTGTGTATGAATACCAATAGCCCATGCAGTTAATAAACCAAGAACAGTTGATTTAGCAGAACCACGGGGGGCTAATAGATCTATATTTGGTCCAGCAATTTTTATTAAACAGCTACTATCTTCATTAGTAACAAATTTTCTATTCCATTCTTGATGATGATAAGCAGGAGGTTTATCAGCTACATAATCACAAAAATAACCAAAATCATCTCTTGCCTTTTTTAAATCTTCTAAATTTTTAGGTTTCTTTATTTGCTGATTACGTGCAGCCGCCTTCGCATTACGTCTATATGCAAGATGTGTATAAGAAGGCACGATAAATTATCAAAGTATTACTTTAATACTAACTAATGATTACATGCACAGTCTGAATTACTTATCTTTTTTTGGCTGATTTTTTTTTTGCTCTTGATATTTACGAGCTTTATCTAATGCTGCTTTACGTTTTTCTTTATCATTCATTTCTGTCCCATCCTCTTTTTTGGCATTTTTCTTTTTAAAATACTCAACTAATTGAGGAGGCATTTTACCTTTAGCCATTAGTTAAAATCTCCACTTTTTTTAGCTTTTAAGCTTGCTAAAAAGTCTTTGAAATTAGGATCATTTACACCTTTAAAACCAAATTTTTCTTTTTCTTTTTCATCTTCCATTGTTCCATAGCCAGGATCTCCTGGAACTTTTACGTCACCTTTAGTACCAAATAAATTAACAGGTGCATCTTTAGAACCTTGAGCTACTTTAGCTCTTTCATTTGCTGCTCTTTGAGCTTCTGTTAAACCTGCAATTCCACCTACTTGATTCTGTGCCATTTCAGCAGCTAAGTTTTGCTGTGCTGTTTGAGTAGCTGTATCGTAACTTTGTTTTGTTGCTTTTAATTGTTTTTCTAATTCTGCTCTTCTTTGAGCATCTGATTGATTTGCTTTAGTGACATAGGCAGAAGCACCTGTATCTCCTGCTGTTTTTGCTGCTGAAGAAACTGCTCCCCAATCAGTTATATCTCCTGTAAATGCTCCTCTACCTTCTGATTCACCTGCACGACTCTTTGACTTCTCATGTTCTTTTTTAACTGACCATTGATAAGCTAACTTATTAGGATCTTTATCTCCTTTACTAATCCATTTACCTTTAGATACTGGTGCGGCAACAGCTTGAACTACGTCACCAACTATAGGTATGTTAGATACAACCTTTGCAGCAGCTCCCATCTTTTCTCACTTAAAACTCTTATATAAACTATTTTAGCCTTACTTATTCTTCTAATTGCATTCTTGCCCATACACTCATTGTTGCTTCTTCTAAAGGAATTTCAATTGGGTCATCTTTAAAGATAAACATTAATTCTCTAATAGCTCGATCTGCACCAGCCATCAATAATCCTTTTCTATCTTTTGTATTCGTAAACTTCTCAACTTGATCTATATGACCACGTAATTCTTTTTGCATAGATGCTATACGTGCAACACCTGCATCACGTTTAACTAAACCTGTTTCTACATCAGCTCTTAATTTACGAATATCTTCTTGCATTGCATCTATTTCAAAGAGAAGTTTTTCTCGATGATCTGGTTTCTTATAATGATCTTTAATCCAAAGATTACACGCAGTAATAGATCCCCGATACCCAAGGAATCGAGAATACAAATATATTTCGATCACTGAATAGTTATCAGAAGCGAATGAAGAAAAAGACTCTTGAGTTGATGCGTCTAAATTATCAACCCAAGTATCAAACAGCTCAATATCTATAAGCTCGTTGCGCCTGATCGTAGTCTCGTTTTTCGTCTTTTTCTCTGAAACTTTGTTCTTGTTCAGCGGACGTTCTTTGTTGGCGGCCTTTTTCACCGATGGTTTTTCTGTCTTGTTCACCAGCAGTCTCCATTTTCTTTTTGGAAAATTCGTAGGCTACTCCAGCAGCTTGTCTATATTTGTCTAAATCAAACCAGTCATCGACATCAGTTTGACCTTGTGGTACTGAACTAGCCATAACAAATAAATCTTATAAGAAATTTAGAAGTTGCTCATCATGTTGGCAAGACCAGCTGCCCATGTATCCTTACGTCCTTCTAAAGACTTTTGACGTTGTTGACGACCTTTAGAAGCTTCAAGCTTACTTAATAACTGTTGGAACTTGTCAATATCAAAATAGTCATCACCAGTTCCTTGTCCTTCAGGTGTTGTCATTTCTATAATTGTTCGAGACTAAAATAATTATAGCAAGTGTATTTCTAGAAATTAAGAGAAATTAAATGCATCAACTACGCTTTTATAAATACCACCTTCTTGTGTAACTCTTGCAATTTCTTTACCACCTTCATTTTTAAGTTTTTGAGTTTCTTTATCAATATTTCCTTGTAGATTTTGTAAACCAGAACTAAATAAGAATTGACGTGTATCTCTAATATTATTGATATGTTCTTGTAATTCTTGAGGAGTTCCTGCAAACTCATCATCAAAATCAGCTATTGTTACGCCTGTTCTATCTCCTAAATCACCACTATATCCAGGTAATAACTTACTATCAAATTTAAAGGTACGTATTCCAGTCTTCTTACCTTCGGAATCAGTTTGTTCTTTTCCGAACATTGTGTCATAGTAATTTCCTAAGTAACTTTGCTGGAATTTATCTTTATATTTTTGACTACCTGTTAATGAGTCTTTGTAATCAGCAATACTTCCAAAATAACCACTTTTGAAATTACTTTGAGCTGCTGTTAAATCAGCTGCACTAATATCTTCTCCAAATAACTCTTTATAAGCTGATTGAATATGTGATTTATCTTTTGTACCTTTTATACCTAAACTTTCATCAAAATCAGGAGTTGAATCATCATCTACTCCTCCACCATGATAAATATTAGATAGACCTGTTAAGTCATCTTGAAGATTCCAACTAGACCATGTTGGATCTAATGTGTAATCTTGAACAGTTGTAAAATCTGTTGGTTTTGTTGATTTAGTCCAATATTGCCTTGGATCATCTCCAGGCTTCATTGCAGCAATATTTGTACCTTTTAAATCATGTTTAGTACTGTAATCAGTAAGTTTTTGTGCAGCCTGTGAATAAGTTAATAATCCAGATTTCATCTGGTTAGTTATATTTGATTTATAAGCATCGTATCCAGCTTGACCTGATTTTGATTTGCTAATTGCACCTTGATAAGATTGTAAATCTTTTAGCCAATCTTGATACTCTCCACGCTCTCCAGCCATGGTTTGAGCATCATAGTATTCACCAACTCTGGGATCTGGTGGTGCTGGCTTAGGAGCCTCAATAACTGTCTTACCGCCCATTACGCTGCCCTCCTGTATTCTCTAGCCATTGCCTCTTTTGCCATTTGTCTACCTGTTGGACCAAACATGTCAGCTGTTGAACCACCCCATAAAGTACCAAAATTATTTTCACCTATATTTGCTAATCGTTGTCGTTTACTATCAGGTTCAAAAAAGTAATTTCGTTTTCGTCGTTCTATCTCTGTTCCTGCTTGTCCTAATAAACTTGCAAATTCGGGAGCTTTTTTCATCTCGTTAAATGCTAATCCTTGTTGATATTTCAACATGTCCTTAGCCATTGCATGACCTTGAACCGCTTGTCCTAACTGAAGGATATTTGCATCTCGATCTGCTTGTAACTTATCTAAAAAACTTTGTCGTCCATACTGTGCCGCCATTGCTCCAGCACGAGCTTGACGGTTTCCTGCCATTAAACCAAATAAACCCGAAACACCAGCCCCTATGATTGGTGCAGCATTAGCAAAAGCAGCACTAGCTAAAAAGCCCGCCATATTATTTATCTAGCTCCGTATTTCTCTTATTTATTTTAATACATGCAATACTATTCATTTATCCAAGTAAACGTCCTAACGAACTGTTATAAGGCATATATTTAAACTGTGTTAATAAATCAGCAGGTTTTAAAGCTTGTGCAGCAGCTACTTGTTGTGTACCAATCGCTGATCCAATTTCACCTACACCTCTACCACCTTGATATAAAGAATCAGCTGCATCTTTTAAACTTGCACGAAAAGCTGCTTTGTTAGCCATTCGATTAGCCATCTCTTCTGATAGCTTCATATATTCGTCTACAGGCATTCCTAACATGTCTGGTAAATTAAATTGTGGTTTATCCTTACCGTTACCGTCACCATTTCCATCTCCCTTTCCATCTCCATCTCCATCTTTCTTCTTATTAGGGTTTAAATTAGCAATAGCACTATTATTAGTAACAAACCCAGTTATACCAGCAGATTTGCCTTCAGGTGTTATAAATAAATTTTCAAGAGAAGCTGTATAAGGCATCTTTTGTGTAAAATATTTTGCTACATCTGAGCCTGTTTCTACAGGACTAGAAAATAAATTAGTATCCGTTGTAAATGTAGAGTTTGCAAAAGTACCTGGAGCAACATTATAAAGTTGACCTAAATCTGATCCTGCAAAATTTAAACCTAATCCAGTTGAATTAAATAAAGAATCAGTATTAATAACTCCTTTCGTGTCAGTATTTAAACCGACAACTTGACCATCTTCAGCAACAGTCATGCCTTGAGCACCTAAAATTTTCTCTCTTAACCATTGCAGAGGATTTAACTTTTTTTTCTCTTTTTTATTTTCTTTATTGTTTGGTACTTGTGATAATAAAAGACCATCAAGATTACCTAACTGACTACCTGATATAAAAGGACTAGAAGAATAATTAGCTACCATTGTTCTTATCTCCCGTATGGATTAGACATGGCAGTACTCATCAGACTACTGATGTTAGCCATTTGTCTATTTAACATATCAACACTTGCCATTTTCATAGCTCCTTCTAAAGAAATATCTTGATACTTTTTCATTACTTGTGCATTTATATCTGTTGCTCTTTTTAGTCTTCGTTTTGTTTTTTCAATCTGACTCATTGGTTTTCCAAATAGATGGAAACCTTCTCGACCACTATAAGGATCAGATGGATCACCAAAACCTAACCATGGATCAGCTAACTTCATAGCTCCTCCAATTACAGGTTCTCCTAATAAACCACCAATTAACATTCCTGGTGGACCACCTACTATTCCACCTAAAACTGTACCTAGACCTGATTGTACTGTCCCTCCTAAATCTCCTTCCATTACATTCATTGCAACAGGAGCGTAAGGAAGATAACGACCTGCTGTTGCACCTAAACCTTTAGCTGTAATATTTTTTGCAAACCCAGGGAGTTTTACATTATTCAATCCCATTGACTTACTAAACCCTTGACCAAAATCTTTTACATTTTGACCCATATTCAAACCTGACAAAAGCCACCAAGGATTGTCAATAGGAGCATTCTTAGCTGTTTTACTAGTTACATTTATAACTTCTTCCCAAGGAACTAAATCTCCTCCTCTATTGTATTTGACAATAGCACCATAATTACCAGGATTTATTTGAACCATATCAGATGACCACCTTCACTTTAATCTTTATCATTGTATTTATTTTATCAGCCATAATATTCAAGAGTAGAAGGATATTTAGGACGATTAGCAGATGCAATTGCCATGTTGGTTAATTTACCCACAGCAGCACCAGCAACACCTCCAGCAAAACCTCTACCTGCAATTCCTCTTGTTCTTAAATTAGGCTGACTTAAAGCGTTTTTCATTGCTAAACTTCCACCTGCTAATGCTCCTGCTGATTGCAATCCAAATGGGAAACCAATAACAGTTACTTCTGGATAGCCTTGTAAATTAGACATTGTTCCTTTAAGTAAACCAAGTCCAGTTAAACCTTTGTTTTGGTAAGCATGACGCATATAATCGCCATATCTTTTAGGTGTTAGATCAGGAATATCTTCTTTAGCTGTTGCATATTTCAAAGGTCTACCTCTTCTTCCTAAAGCAACTCGATCAACTAATTCAGGTCCAATTTGTGCTGTTTCTCTTCTGTCTTCCGAACCTTCTTGTGCATATTTTTGTTTAAAACCTTTAGGTCTAAATTGTTCTCCTGGATTAGTAACATCTAAATGACCTAAAGAAGCACCTACAGGTAAACCTACAGCAGCTAATTTAATAGCTGATCTTTGTACATTAGTGAATGTTTTTGGATCTTTTAATTTAGCTGTATTTTCTTTTCCAATAATTACATTTGATAATTGATCAGATATAGGCATTGGATGGTTATAGTGCCAATAAATTTTCCTTGTAGAATCTTCACCAACATCTGTTAGTAGACGATTAGCATAAGCACCTAAAAATTGTGCAGGTTTTTCTTCTACTTTGATTGGTGCTCTTGCTTTTGTTATGTCATAATCAACTATTTTTCCATCTCTGTAAACAGGTTTACCCTTATATCCTTTTCTTAAGCCTGTATAGAAACGTGGATCAAATATTGAATGGCTATAATCTCTTGTGCCTTCTTGTAAATTAGTCGCTCCTGCCCATCCAGTAGAAGCTTCTTTACCAAATTCTGTATCCTTTATTTTGTTGTAAATACTTTCTAATACTTCTTGACCTAAACCTTTAGCTTTAGCGGCTGCAGTACTCATAATATCCTCCTACACCGATCTCATTGGGATACCTTGTAATTGATACATGGTTCCATGAGATGTATGAGGATTTAGATTATTCATATATTTCATCTGTGCTAACTGTTGTTGTTGCACTGAATTTTGAGGATAAAAGAGAGGTTCAATTCCTAATGTTGCTCCAACACTACCTGTCAACATTGCAAGGTTTTGTGGCATACTTGCTTGATAAAATTTAGGTAATAACTGACCTGTCTTAGGATCTACAGCTTTTACAAATCTACCTGCCAAGTTAATATCTTTTCCTCCTGCAATACCTGTTAAACCTTGACGTAATCTATCGCTTGCTAATCCTCTTGCTAATAAAGAACTACTAATTACGTCAGTTCCTCCTACTAATGCTCCTGCTAAAGGATTACCAGTAGCTAAAGTTGTTAATGCTCCAGTTATTATTCCACCTGGTAAAGATTGTCCAATTAAATCCGCACCACCTTTCTGTAAGAAGCCTGTACCACCAGGAACTCTTCTTATTTGTTTAAATAATTTTCCTTTCAATCCCTGAGGTAAAGTCATATATTTATCCCGTTCCTTCTATTTTATCTGGAGTATCCCTAGCTTCTGCTTCTGCTTTTGATCCTTCTAATTCTTCTGTTGCTTGCTTTTGTTGCGTCACAACTTTATCACCTCTTTCTAATAATTGAGCAACTGAAACATTATCTTCTGCTTCATTCTTTGCATCTTTTTCTGCTGCTGCCATTAAGTAACCATTTGGATCAGGGTTACGCATGCGAGGCATTGGGTTCTTAGCAGTTTTTCCAGGATTTAATGTTGGACTAATATTATAAGCTTCTAACCATTCATAACTAAAATCAGGTTGATCTTGTGGTCTTTGTCTAGTACGTCCTCTACCTTCTTCAAAGTCATAATCCATAGGACGATTAAATCTACCAACACCATCAAAGACTTCATAGTCAGATGTAACTGCATCAGGATTTTGATCAAAGAAAGGAGAATTTCCTACAAAGTTCAAATCAGGGTTTAATGTAGTTTTTCGTGTCTGTGATCTCTTTAATAAATCTCGTCTTGTAAATCGTGAAGGGTTCCAAGGGTATTCGCCTTCTGCTGCTTTTGAAGAAAATAGATCTTCAAAGTCTAGACGTTTAGCAATCTTTCCTCTTCGGTTAAAAGGATTAGTTATATACCTTCCAAGTTCTAACCTATGGTCTTTCATGATTCCTTAGATTTCTTTTTTTTATTAAGACCAACTAATGTCTTACGTAAGTTGGCTTGCTTAACTGTAGTCTTATCATACTTCTCTGGATTAGATAAAACATTTTCTTGTAGTTGAGCAGATGTAATACCACGTTTTTTTGCTTTAGCTGTGAAAGCACCAGGACGTTTGATTGCAGAAGGAATCCAATCTTTTTTCTTTTTATCCTTTTTCTTTTTATCAGCCATTAATTTTTCCTCTTTCTTTTTTCGAGCCATTGAAGAGGTGTTTCGAATTTACCTCCTACTATTCTAGACTCTGTTTCTGGGTTAAATTCAACTTTATTACCTCGTAAATTTACATATTCATTTTGTACAACAGATGGACTAGGAGTTGTTTGTGTTATACCTTGAGATTTTAAATAAAGAGCAACTTGTTCTTGTGGTGTTGTTTTATTTAAATCTACTCCTTTACTTGTCAACCAATTAGGATCACTTAATTTTCTAATTACTTCTGATTGTTGAACAGATAATCTTCTTGCAGGAGTAGCTTCTTGAATCTCCGCAGTATTTAATAGGGGCTTACCTTGTTCTCCCATAGTTTTAATCATATTTTGTGTTCCTTTACCTCCTTCAAATGCCACACCTACATCGGCTAATTTAGCCATTTCTTTATTTCTTATAGGACCAGCAGCATCACCATATTGATCCCAATCAGCAGGTTTAACTGTTAATCCATAATTTCTCTCTTTTGCATACCTTTCAGCTAATGCATCAGCTCCTTTAGCACCACCAGCAATAATATTTATGTTTGTACCTTCAGCAGGATTTAATTGATTAATTGCTTGATCTAAGCTTTGAGATAATTCTGTGTAGTTATCATATGTTCTTCCTCCTGTAACAGCTATATTTAAATCTTTACTAAGGGCTTCTCCTGCTGGTTTTCTATATGATACTAAACTTCCAGAAGGAACATTTTTAGCAGCTCCCGTATTAGGTAATATATTTCCTCCTCTAGTTAAAATACGTTCTTTATTACCAATATATTTAGAAACAAAATCTCCTCCTGTTCCTTTTTGTATTGATGCAACATATTTATTATCTAAATCAGTACCACCCATACCTCGAATACTTGTTCCACTTGCAATTTGAAGTGGACTTTCTACAGCTCCTGTATAAATATCAGTCTTAGGAACATTAGTTATTGCTTTTGGATAGCCTCCTGTTAGTAAACCACCTGGAACAATTTCAAGATCTTCTGGACCTATATCAGTAACTCTTTGTGTTGCTTGATTTAATGAAGATAAAGAATCTCCTTCATCCGTAATAAGTTCTTTATTTCTAGCTAATTGAGGTTTAGGTCTAACTACAGTTCCTTCTCCTTTCCAATCAGTTAATGTTGTTGGTGTCCATTTTTTTATTCCTCCTATCCACCTTTCTTTAGTATCTGCCACACTATCTAATCGACCTTGTAAATAATTAATATTATTTTGATTTTCTTTTAATTCTTTATTAACTAATCCTAATCTTTGTGCTAATTCTCTATTACTTCCTTGATTATTTAAAGACCATAAAAGCATATTTTGTTCTTCTAATAATTCATCTGTTTGTTTAATTAAAGGATTTAATTGTTGATGAATCTCTAATCTTGCTTTACCACTCCAATCTTGTGCATTTGAAATCTTTTGTCTATAATCTAAATCTGCTTTTTGTGCTAATTCAGGTTTTATATAAGGTTCTTTAATTTGTCTTGAACCAGTAGCTGTATTATCAAAAACATTCCTTACTGCAATAGGAAGTTCAACACCACCTACATACTTAGTTTCTTGATCTAAGTTAGTAAGAAATCTAGGATCTTCACTGCCAAGTTTTATTTGATTTTTTAATTGTGTATAAGAAGGACCATATAAATAAGATTCTTTTCCAAGTCTTCTAGAAAGTTCTGTTTCAATAATTGAAGGTTTAGGTTTTGTTATACCCATTTCACCCATTTGAGAAACTATTTCATCTCTTTCCATCGCTATAGATTCAGCAATTGGGGATTGTGATAATTTTTCTAATTTCGTTTGTTCTAAAAATTCTTGAGCAGTGGGTTGTGCAGATAAGCCAACTCTTTGTTCACTTTGGATAACAGGAGGACCATCAGGTAAAGACTCAGCAACTGCATCAATAGGATCTGTTTTAATACCTTGAGCTTCAAATTGTTCTTCTCCAAGAGCAACTGCATTTTGATCTATATCTTCATTTCTTTGTAGTTGTCTTACAACTCTTCCAGTCTCTTGATCCTCTGCTGCATCTATTGCATTAAGACTTTGATCAGATAAAAGCTCTTTTCTAACAAGATCAGCTTCTTCTGTTAAAACAGCACGAGCACGAGCATTTTGTCTACGTATCTCACTTGTGGTTTCAGGATATATTTTAGGATTTGCAACAGTTCCACGGATAACGTCTATCTGTTCATCAGCTAGGGATTCCAAAGCTTTTGGACCTGTTTGTAATTCTCTTAATCGTTGAGCAACATAAGCAGTTTCAGGATCTACTGCTTTTTGTTCCACAATGAAATCATATGGACTAAAAGTCTTTACTTCTTGTTCAACAACTGGTTGAGTAAAATCACTTCTTACACCAGCACCACCTTTTTCTACAACTTCATAGTTAGGAGTAGACCTTTGTTTTACATCATCCCAAGTAACCGCATCATCTACTTTTATAGTTACAGGTTCAACATTTAAATCTTGTTTAATACCACCAACATTAGTAGATACTGCTTTACCAGGTCTTACTAAGTTTGCAAGATCTCTTCTAACGTTAGGATTACGTGCGGCAACAACACTTGCACCAATACCAGCCAATGCTGCTGTTAATCCAGCTGCTTCCCCTGGTGTATACCACGTAGTATCTGATAAATTATTTTCTTGTGATGCATTTCTATTACTAAGTCTACTTTTTTTCCATTTATCCACAGCTGGGGCTAATTGTGCCTCTTCTTTCTTACTTTGAGGTAGTGGAGTACCAGTAGCTCTAGCATATGTGTAAAAATCAGCAGCAGCGACAGCCATATCAGCTTATTTCAAAATATTTTCCTTCTCATCATTCTATTCTTCATAAATCTAAGAAATAGTGGCATTATTATGAGTAAATAAGACAAAGACAGTAAAAATGGACCCGAATATCAGAGCTAAAAGAGTGCAAGCTATGGAAGCAATAAAAGAGAAAGCTCTAGAAATGTCTGTTGCAGGAGATGATGACCTTGCAGTTAAAGATTTTATTAATACTGCCAAAAGAGAATTAGCATTTGAACTTCCAGACGAAGATTCATTTAAAAAAGCTGTTAAAGCAACACTAAAATTTAAGAAGAAGAATTAATTCGTAGATATTAAAAGTAATAAAGCAGCTTTTTGGCTCCATTCTTGGGCTAATTAGGGATTTTTAGTACAAAATTAGACTTTTTGTTCAAAGAAGGGGCCGTGTACAGCCCAAATAGGGTACAAAATTACCTAACTAGTCTCCCACCGCCCTCCCGTATCTGCATCCGCAGAGAAAAAAAAAAGGAAGAGGGGGCACCATCAAATTACTACTAGCCAGTCTGTAGTTAATAGATGGAAGGACACACCGCTCCGAGCCTTCGGCTCGTCGCTAGAGAGTCTGTCAGCAGTTCCAGGTAAATTTCACAGGTTTTCCACAGATTTCCCACGTTTTTCCACAATCGTGCCCGAAATTGGGGAGAGAATCTCGCTGGAATATAGTTCGCATAGAACTGTGTTTACCTTGGCACTGTGGAGATTCACAGGTAAGTCCACCTCTTTATTCAACTCAACTTAAGGAGCTACTCAATGGTTATCACTTATCAAACTCTCATCAAGCCTGAACATAAGTATGCAGAATCAATGGATTATTTTCCACAACGTGTCTTCCATTCTTATCAAGAAGCTCAAGATCATATTAATTCTGAGCTTGAAGAATGGGAAACAGATTGTGTATTTATTTATCAGAATCTTTGGGTTTGTCCACCTGATTGTCCTTTCTAAATAACTGAGTGGGTTTTAAAGAGGAGTTCAACTCTCCTCTCTCAGTATTGGCCATTAACACTAGGGCTGGCCACCCATGGAGACTTTTATGTCTATCAAATCTCGATTGGTATCTTCTCTACGTGCTGTTGCTAACTCTATAGAGAATGATAACACAGGCGATAAGGTACGCCAGTGGGTATATGACACTCGTGTCAAGACTGCTGATTTAATCAAACCTTCTACTCCCAAGTGTCATTTAAACCTTCAGGTTTTAAAGGGAGGTGCTGAAGTGTCTGGATCATAGCCAGATCGGGGGTGCAACTCCCCCACTTCGGTATTGCCACTCACTGAGAGTGGTATTAATTCAACTTATGAACTATTTCAAATACGTTACTGCTGATCTTTGGATTAGCTTTGGGATTGGAGCATGTATAGGTGGAGTTATTCGTCTATGGATGTGCCATGGTAATTGGGCAAATTTTATGAATCCTTTTTATCCCTTCAATCTTTTAATTAACTGAGGTATTACCTATGACTTCGTTCATTGTTCTTATATGTGTGATCGTTCTACTTTATATATTCCTCAAGAATATTAATGCTTATGGAAAATGATCATGCATAAACCAACTAAATCTTATTGGTCTTATAACCATCCTCTTTCTAGTTGGTCTGACATTGAAGATCGCTATCAAAGATCTTTAATTGATCGCAAGATTGAGACACGTAAGAGGTTATTACAATCTCTTATACGTTTCATTAAATCTTGATCCTCTCCCTCTGCTTCTTCGGAGGCAGACTGAGGGGTTCATTGCTCCGAACCTTTGGTTCGTCGCTTCCCCTTGTCCTTTAGCCCCTTATTTATTATGGCTACTATCAAACATCTTCCATGGTGTTACCCAGAAACAACATCAGATGACTGGGTTGAATATTCCGTTAGTAATCCAGATGCAAGCTTTATGTCTTACTGGAAATTAGATAATAGAGGTGAAGCTTTTGTAGCGGCTACTAAGCCGTTCCATAGAGAACCTCATCTAAGTGTCAAAGATATATTGGAATGCATGAAGAATTACTACGAGGAAATGTCATGTAATCTCTGATCCCTTCTCAAAGCCCTTCCAGTAATGGTGGGCTTTCTGCAGGGTTCTGCCCTGCTTGTTCTATACCTACTTGTTCTATGAACAAAGCTAAGAAAGAGTTGAAGCAAAAGCTTGTTGACAAGTTCGACATTGACTTTACTCATCCAGAGTATATCTCTGGTGATAAACAACTCTTTTATGCTCTTCTGAACGAATCAGAAGATGATTACAAAGGTAGTCAAGAGGAATGCAAAGTCTTACAAGCTGAAAATGATTCTCTTAAGCAAGGTCTTTCAGAGATGAAAACTGCTCATGCTTATAAGATCAAGTGCATTGAAGAGGTAAAGACAGGACTGATAAATACCAGAAATGATCTCGAAGCAGAGTTAGTTAAAGTTCGATCTGAATGCGACAAGCTTAAAGCTCAACAAGCAGAAGATCAGAACAAACTAGCTCTTGCTGATGAAGAGATTCAACTGGTTAAAGAAGTTGCTGCCGAATGGGAGCATAAAGCTACTCATGTCCGTAAAATTCCTCTTCTAGGTACTGATACTCTTAGCTACCAGAGTGATTTCATTCTTCGATTCAAAGATCATACAAAGGAATGGAACGATCTAGTTTCCGACTTCCAGAATAAGTATTTACCTGTCTTAATGGCTTGGTCAAATGCTTTGAAGGAAGCTATTAACTCTTTCATATTGAGGGTTAAGAACGTGGAAATCTAGTTGATTCTCTCCTGGAGTCATTCCCGAAAGGGTTGGCTCCCTGAGAGGTTCATCCTCTCTGCCTACACGATTGGGATAGGCTCCAACACAATTCAACTTAATACCATGCTTACCGTACAAGGTACTGGAAACATCAGCTACGTTCGTTTAGCTAAGAACGGAAATGATGAGTGGTTAGAGATCGAAATTATCTCTAGCGATCTTGATGATAGTCTCCTCAAGGTTTTTGCTAGAAGTAAGAACGGTCTTTATAAAGCTCATAAAGATGGTGCCAAACTTCAAGGTAGACAAGTCGCCTTCCATGGTAGTGCTGATAGACGCACTATTAGAGATCACTATGTTGATCAAGAAGGAGTACTACATACACTCAAAATGCCTGAAATGCGTTTGAGATATGCAGTTGTTGAAAGACTTGGTAAACCTGAAGTAACCAGTACAACTGAAAAGGTAAAGACTATGGCTAAATAGTCGAAACTCCCTTCGGGGAGTCGGTAGGAACTAACCCACCTACCCTGATGAGACAGGTTATTATTCAATCGCAAATTTAATCATGAACCAAGTTAATTGGAATGATGTTGAAATGCCTGAACCAAAATCTTCTACTCTTGATGCTGGTGATTGTGGGCAATTTCAAGGCATTGATTTAAATGCCAAAGATGATGCTGCTGAAGTTCTTGCTGAAGCTGCTCATGAAGATCAACAACTTGATGAGTACATCAAAGAACAGGAGGCATCTAAATGACCTCAAGTACATTTGAGATCTTAAAAGTTCGTAAAAGTACTTTTAGAGAAAGGTTCTTTTCTATAGAAGATCTTGTCGATAAAGTTCGTGGTGTTTTTCCTCCAGAGGTTTATGACCCAGAGAAGAACATTAAAGATCTATTCTTTCAAACTCAGCCATATAACCCAGTGATTTATCTATGGCATGTATGGCTTAAACCTACTTATTTACTATTTCCTTATTTTGAAGGACTTGAAAATTCTGGTTCATTATGTTGCATAGACATCAATCTTGGTTCTATGAAAGATAATGAACGTATTCAAGATAAATGGGTTCAATTAGAAGGAGCATCTGATGAAGACTCTGCTCTTATCTATGGAAAAGACTGGGAAGGATATTATCATGATTTATGTCCTAACCGACCAAAGCTTCCTTCAAACGCATGTTTTGATACTGGTGAGTATGAATTTCGTTACGTTATATCAATTGAATGATATAACTCTCTATTCTCTGCTATGTTATATCAGTTGAGAGTTGACGGACTCTTGGCATGGGAGTTCTAGTAATGGCCTATGGCTCTGCCGAACCAACTAGACTCATAGCTCAGAGGTGGTACTCGCATTAACACTAGGAGACTAGAGTTGATGAACTGCACACCAGCAGGAGCAGAGGTTCCAGAGTATTCTTACTAACGCTGTAGGTTGAGCACTCTGGTTAAAGGTAATACAAGCAAGTCCTTTCTCCCCATTTCAAAGCCCTTGGTTTAATCTCCAGGGGCTTTGTCATTTTCGTTAATTTTTATTATGATTATCCAATAATAATATTTTGAATTTATGACCAACAAGCCAGTCGGACAAACTTTCCAATTAAAAGATCGTGTGTATAAAAAGGCACATACATCTACCAACTTTAGTAATGAACGTATTTACGGTTATGTAACTGAAGTTGTTAAGGAAAAGAACAAGATTGGTCGTAGCTTCTATTATTACTGGATACAACATGAAGGAACAGGGAAGCTATCTAAACATGCACAACATCGTTTAGCTGCTGCACCCCTCACCCCCTCGTAGCGTATTATCACCCAGGTTTTATAAACGCTTAGCGTAGCTGGGCATTAGATGTGATCTCTTTGTTTTGGTACACAAGGAGATGATACAGGTCTGCATGTTTGTATCCATCCCCACGCATCTATGTAAGTCGTCATGTAAGTCGAAGTACATGATCCCAGTATTTAAATTATTCCTTTATCTGCTAACTGTCTAAGTACAGCTGGATCTGTAGATATTACTTGCATTACTTGTTGTTGACCGCCACTCATTGGTAACTTTCCTACACCTTTTGGTGTGAGAGAAACTGTTGCTGATGTATTAATAGGTCTTTGTGGTGGTAGTGATCCACCAGATACGTATGCTCTTCCAGGATTTCTTTGGAGGAGTGGACGACCTGTTGCGTCAACTGCTGGTGCAAGTGATTTCTTCTTAAATATGCCTAATACTTGTTGGAAGTTCATTATTACTTTCAATATGTATCTAACTATTTTATCCGTCCTAAATATGACGCTAAACTGTTTTCCTCACTTACAACCAAGGAGTTAAATGCTTATGGAATCAAAAGCATCAAAGATTAATAGAAAACGAAAGATGACTAACTATCCTCAGAAAGATCCTACTCGTAAATTCTTACCAAAGAATACAACAAAGAGTAGTTTTCTACGCTGGCAACAGTATCAAAAGGAGATGACTTCATGACTGAAAAAGAATGGCTCAATAGAGTCAGTAAACAACTCAAAGGTAAAACAATTATTTCTATTTCTTATTTAAGTGAAAAAGAAGCTTCTGAAATGGATTGGTATAAAAGACCAATTGTTTTGCAATTAGATGATGGTTCTTGTTTAATACCACAACAAGATGATGAAGGTAATGATGGAGGTGCTTTATGGCACTTCAATAATAAACCTTCAAAGACACATCAAGAACTTATACCAGTAATGACATGACTAAAGAATTTAGAGTTTATGCAAAGTGTCTTACCTATTATGGCTACACATATGAAGCAGAAACTAAAGAAGAAGCTACTGCATTAGCAGAGCAAAAACTTGAAGCAGATTTCCATCGTTACGAAGAAATTAGTAGTGATGATGTAGAAATCTATGACACTGTGGAGGTAACTTAATGACTAAAGATCATTTCAAAGAACCACTCCCTCCTGGAGTGAAAAATCTCGATAACTATGAGATTGATTTTCCTGAACACAATCTTAAAGACTATGTTTGTTATTCCAATAAGGATGCAAAAGATCCTTATAAAGAGTTTCAAGAATGGTTGAATAAATGTCCTATCAACATTAAAAATTATCTGGATTATACAGATGAATTTGAAGTGACATTTTCACTTAAAGAACCAGCTTCAGTAACTGTTCCTAATTTAGGAGAAATCAAATGAAACAATCAGACACAAACTATGACAAGGAAATCAAAGTCGATAACCTTTTCATAGATGCAGATAAACATGAAGAACGAATGAACATCATGGCTGAGCAAGAAAATCAGTATTTTAAACAAGAAGTAACTGATGATATGCTTCCAGATTGGATGAAAGATAAGGAATCCATGTATAACTCTGATCCAAGTGAATGGTCAGGAGTTGATCCTTTAACAGGATTAGAAGTTAAAGATGGAAGCTTTGTTGATGATCCAAAAGATCCACCAATGCTTTGGAACTCAGGGTTAAACTAATGGTTTATTACAAGATAAAAGATGTTCTTGTACCTGATGATGCCTACAAAAAGTTAGGTATTATGTCTACACATGACAAAGTACCTATAGCTGATATTGCATCACAAGCAATACAAGAATGGGTAGTAACAAACTTTGGTAGTCGTTACCCAACAAATCCTTAATTCCCCCACACCCCCACGAGGGAACAACCAAAGGGGAATTCAATAACAGACCTCTTATTTCCTATACAACAATGACTGATAGTCCCCCCAAGCTAACAACAGAATCTACATGGAGAGAACTGTCG